CTTGTATTACCTCCGTCAAGTTCTTCTTTGATTGTTTTGTAAAGTCCTTTAGATTCTTTGATTGATTCAACATTATCAAATCTTCTAAGGATGTTGATTTTTTCTTGTTTTGTTGTTGTATGTTCTGTGAACAAACGAGTAGCGTAAGCCAAATTAGAGTTAAATACCGCAACTTCATTAAGTTTTGTTCTAAAGAAATCTAAAGCTTTTTTGTACTCTTCGTTTTTTTCACGAAGTACTTCAATTTCTTTATTGTATGATTCTAATTTAACGTGTGAAGAATAAGTTCTTGGTTTAGGTAAACCATTTCTTCCATGACTTTTACCAACACCAAGAGTTCTTGAAGATTCTTTTGCTTCAACTTCTTTTCTCATTTTTGGTTTTTTCAAGAAAAGATTTGATGCCTCTTCCATTTCTTCTTTCCACTCAGATTCATTTTCTTCATCAGATGTTTCAGTTACTCCGTGTTTCATTTTAGGGTATTTGAAAGGTTTCATTTTACCTACTTTACCTTTTGGTTTCATAGATTCATAAACCTCGTCAAGATCTTCCTCTTCTTCCTCATCGGATTCTTCTTCATCTTCTTCTTCGTCCATTTCTAATTCGTAAATGGTCTCATTTTCTTCCTCTTCTTCTTCGTCCATTTCAAGCTCATACACAACTTCTTCATCTTCTTCGTATGCTTCCATTGTTTCGTCTTCATAACTATTATCAGACTCGTTTTGGATTAAGTATTCAACGTCCTCATTGTCATCAGACAAATGAATATAATCATCGTCTTTTGAAATAATAATTCCGTCATCTTCTCCCATAGCTTTAAAAACTTTTGCTAATTCTTCAGGAGAAGCTCCTCTCATGTCCAATGGAGCCATTTCGTCTTCGTCTTCCATATCCATATCATCTAAACCCATCATAGACATATCAAATTCTTGATCGTCTTCTTCGTCGTCAGATACGTCAACATCAGACATTTCAAAATCCATCTCATCATCTTCAACAGGAACGTCTTCATCTTCAACATCCTCAACGTCTTCTACGTCTTCGATGTCTTCTTCGTCTTCATCCTCTTGTTCTGAGATTCTTGATTTTGGTTTTTTTGTACCACCTAGTGATTCCTTTACTAATTCGCTGATTTCTTCCTTCATAGTTGAAGCAAGTATTCCTTTTGCATTTTCTGTTACCGCTTCCTCAAGGGCTTTCATTTGTAATAAAGCTTCCTCTACTAAAGAGTTTTTTGTTTCGTTTGCCATTTTTTAAATGCGTGCGTAAATCGTTTATTTATCAAATAAATATATCCTTATTTTAAAAAATTCGTTATTTTGTATATTTCTGATAAAAAAAATTAAAAGCACAAAAAAAGGGAACACATAAAATGATCCCCTTTTTTAAAAAATTTAATAAGTTTATTTACTCAATTACCTCATCAATTTTACTTTCAACAATTGCAGTAATTCTCCAATCCATTGTGTATGCCTCATAAACCTTTGTTACTTTTGCCTCTACATCAGTTGGGGAATATCCCTTAACTAATTTTTCTTCTTTAAGTTTTTTAACTTTACCCGTGTTTTCATCCACCATATCAGTGGTTACTTTTGCTACAAAATACTTTTCATCCATCTTTTTAAATTTTTACTTTCCTAAATAATCGGTTAATCTTTTCATTAAGTCAACAGATTTATTTAATCCAGTGCTAGAAATAATTTCATTTTCTTTTTTCTGTTCAATATTTTCATCGTATCTTGATCTATCTTCTTTATTTACGTATAGATATGCTCCCGGTGTGGATGGAGACGATACAAGGTCAAAACATATTAATTCAAAATCGTCCTGTACTTCATTTTGATCTCCTTTTTTAACTAAGGATCCCACACCTCTTGAAGATACTCCCATAGTAACTCCTTGTCTCATCATGTTTGCCGCAACATCTCCTTTTGACGATACGACACCTCTTTCGTGAAATCCTGGTGTGGTAAGTAACCTAATCTTTCCAACAAGTACGTTGTCTTCCCACCATATTTTTGTAATAAGATGCGATACACGATCCAAGTCAATTAAAGAAGATTCAGGGTGATTTAACTCAGAAATTGATAAACCTTTATTTATCATTTCATTATATCTATCGGATTCTCTTCTTAATATTTTTTCAGGATATATTCTACCATTTCTATTTGGTACTCCATACTTTTGTAAAGTAGCATAAAATTCAAATGGTTTTGAATGATCTAATTGTCCATAAGATTCTTCTATAATACTAAAATTTCTTTTATCGTTTGGGTTAATTATTCCTGCGTCGTGTTCGATAAGAATTCCCCTACCAAATTCATTAGGTCCTAATATTTTCATAATCTTTTTAAGATAAATATTATAGTGATACCAATTCTTTATCTTTTGTTTTACTTAATGTGAAATATTTTGAGTTTTTTAGATCATCTGTGTAAATAGTATTTGCAATAATCTTAATTTTTTCCCTTAAATAAATTGATTTAAAATCAACATTTTCTTTATTTAAAAACAACGTTATTTCTAAATTTAAAAAACTTTTTTTGTTTTTTTGTATTCCACTTGTTCTAAGATCCAAATCAACAATTTGTTTTTTATCAAATAAATTATTATCTGTCACTTCTAAAAGTGTGTGTTGGATTTGTCTTTTTATCTGTCCCGTTATTCTATTCCAATTTTCATAATCGTCTAAGGGTTCTACCCATGTTTGAATTATTACATATAATGATTTAAAATCTTTGGAATCTACTGTTCCATAATGACATTTTGCATCTTTTAAGATGTTTAATTTTGACGTTTTTCCTTTTTTCATTTTTCATACCTTACAGGTTTATTTTTAATAAAATATAAAAAAAAATTATGACTTGTCAAAAAATTTATATCTTTGCATTTATGTCTGAGTATTTATATCTATAAATCCCAATTCTTATTTATGATTATAGTTCAAGTTAAAAATGAAAATTCTATTGAGTCGGCGTTAAAAACTTATAAGTTTAAAGTTTATAAGTCAAAGCAAAATGAAATTTTGAGAAAACGACAAGAGTTTGAAAAACCTTCAGTTAAAAGAAGAGCCGAATTAAAAAAGGCACAATATTTACAAAAAATAAAAAATTAAGTTTATTCTTGTTCCTTTTTTTCTTTTTGAATTTGGTGGACCATATATCCAGCAACTGCCATTTCTACTGCAACCCACATAACAAAATCAGTCATTGAAAGATCTGAATGTTTTTTAAGTAAAAAGAATATCATTCCCCATTGTGCAATAAGAAATGCCACTCCGGACTCAATTCTTTTTTTAGAAAAAAATGAAGTACTTGCTGAGTACATGTTTAGGATTTCTTTTAAAAACCATTTAATGTTTTCCCAACCAAAAAAGTATTTTTTATTTTTCATAATCCGCCGTTTAATTCTTGAAGTTTAAATAGATTATAAAGATCGGGTTTTGATGAATTTATTTTCTCTATTGTTTTTGATAAAGTATTTTTTAATTCGTCATCTGCAGATTCTGTTAGTGTCTTATTTAATTTTGAACTAACCTCTTCTTTTAATGTTTTAATTTTTTCTTTAACCTCATCGGATGAAAGTGAAATCAACTCTTTTAATTTTGATTTATCTTCTTCACTTATATTTTCGTATTTTTTATTAAATGTAGTTGTTGCAATTTTAACCATAGAAGAAAGTGGAAGATTTACTGATTCTTTCATTACTTCATTTTTAGGTGTGGTTTTAATAACTGATTTAATATTATTTTTTGATTCTAAAACCGTCTTTAATGATCTAATAGATTTTTCATAAACCGTAGTGTCAATATCTTTATAGTTATTTGATTTTGTTTTTGTATAACTTGATACCCACTTATCAATTCTATTTATTTTATTTAAATTAGATTCAATTAGAATTTGTAGATACTCTACGGACTCATTTAAATAATCTTCAGCAATGTCATTACTTAACCCTTTATTTGTTGATAGGTCGTCGTATATGTAGTAAATTTCACTCATATCTTTGTTTTCCAAAATATGAGATTTTAATTCTTTCATAAATGACTTAAACTTAGGTGTGTTATACACTTGAGCTGAAGCATTTTCTATTTTTGTTTTAATTGTTCCGAAAGTATTCATATCTATTTTTTATATAAATATCTATTATTTTAAAAACTCCTTTATTTTATCATCTATTTCAAAAAGTGCGTTCTTTCCTTTTGATAAATTTATCACATCCAATTCTTTAAATAATTTATCTTCAAGAATTAAATTTAAATCATTTTTGTTAAAACTTTCAGGTGTTACTCCCGCATCACCACCTGGTGGGGGTCCTGGTGGTGGCGGTGGAGCACCACCTCCCATATCACCTAAACCACCCATATCAGGCATTCCTCCTTCTTCACCTCCTTCACCGCCGGCAGGTGCTTCTTCACCTTCTTTTTTACCATAAAGTTTGTCTATAGTATCAAAAATTCCTGTTGTAACAATAACTTGTGCAGTATTTGTAAGTTCAGCAGATACGGCTCTTTCAATTCTTTGTTGTTGTAGATCCAATCTAATTTCTTCGTCTGAGAAACCTAAAATATGTTTTTTAGCCCAAGACGCAGAAACAGGTGCAACATTATCTTGAATCGCGGCAACAGCATCTTTATAAAGAAGTATTTTTTCTTTCCATACTTCAACAGAAAGAAGATCCGCTTGTTTAGATGGGTTTGTAAGACCTAATGTAAAGTTTTGTAGTTCATCCTCAAACCCTAATAAAAATAAATGAATTATTGCAATTTTATTAAGTTCAGCAATCATTGATTTTTGAATTCTATTGATTGTTCTTGCAAAACGAATATCTAATAGTGATAAGTTTTGCCCGTTACCTACCGCCTCTTCAAAACCAAGATATGCTTTTGGTATTCTAAGCGCAGTAACAAGTTTCTTTTGGATATACTCAATGTCTGCAATTTCTGCTAAGTTTTGTGCCCCCGGTAGTGTCTCAATTGGCATTGTTGCTGCAGGATCCCTAACAGGAATAAAGTAATCTTGGTCTACCGCCATTTGGTTATATCTCATATCAACATTACCTGTTTTTCCATCAACAATTTGATCTCTTTTAAATTTACTTGCAACTCTTTGTACGTACGCATCAACATCCTTATCATCCATATTACCCACAAATACTTTAAACACCCTTCTTTCAGGTGCTCTTGATGTTCTGTAGATCAACATTGCGTCTTCACATAAAAGAAGTTGTTTCCATATACGTCTCGCCTTTTCAAGCATTGATGTACCATAAGGTAGTTTTCTATCATCACCTAATAATCTAAAATGAGCAATTTCCCAAGTGTTAAATTCCATATTTTTTTCTTTCCAAGTGAATTTTAACGCATCGTTTTCCATTTCTTGAGAATACTTGTCAGGTTGGAATTTCATACCCTTTTCTAATCTTTCAATTTGAATGTTTGGTAACTGCTGACAACCAACAATCCCTTTTTCTGGGTCAAGTTTTAAATAAAGAAAGTTATCACCATACTTACAAGTGTTTCTTGTCCACATTGGTAAATTAGTATTGATATCTAACTTATTATTAAAAAGGTCAGCTAAAACGGTTTTAATTCTTTTTGATTCTGAATAAATTTGTAAAATATAACCGTCCTCATTTGGCGTTGTTGATTCTTCGGCGTAGATATCAAGAGACGCTGAAATTTCAGGAGTATACTCCATTGATTCATAATCATAATATGATGCCAATCTTGTTGGTTCGTAATAAACCGCTTGTTGGTATAAATTACTTTCTACTTTTTGCCATTGTTTTCCAAGATACATTGTTTGTTGGGCTTCCAACTTTTCTCTTTCGTATTCTTGTTTGTCCGTTGTTTTTAATAAATCTTGTTTATCAAATTTAAACACTGGCGATTGTTGGTCTAAAGTGGAGTTAGGACCAAAAGTCCTACTTATTCTTTGCCATACTGTTAGTTTTTCTTGTGACATTTTCTTTTCTTTTAAAAATAATTTGTTTTTGATAAAATTAAATATTACCTTTTACCGAATAACCATAAATAGTTTTCATAATCACTTTTAGTTGGGGTGTGTAACCCTAAACTTTGATTTAATTGATCCATATTTGGTATTCCAGGATTATAATTAGCCGAAATTGATCTATGTTCGGTTGTTTGAACCTCCCAAGCATTTAACATCGCCTTTGTTTGTTCCGTCACTCTTTCAAGTTTTGCAAATGAAGTTTCCCCAACATAAATCGCCATAGCCATTGCCATAATCAAATCATCGTGTTGTCCTTTTTGGTGATCCGGTCTTCCATTTACATAGACAAAAGTATTTAATTCGTTAAATAACCTTTGAGACCTAACTTTAAAGTTGTGTCTTAATGCCTCCTCAAAAGAGGCAACGATTTGAACCCTTTTAGAGTTAAAGTTAATTCCCGGTATTTTCTCATTAATTTTTGGATCCCACTTCCATTTATCTGCGTGATTTACACCATCAATGTAAAGGTTTTTATAACCAAGCTCTTGAAGTTTTCTTGATGTTGCAACACCCATACCACCGGTAATATCTGTTATAATAAGTGCATTATACATTGTTGCCCATTTATAAGCGATTTCTGCAACAACATCAGGCGGAACCTTTGCAATGTACTCTAATACTTGTTCTCTTTCATCAAAATCAATTATAGTAAAGGTCGTAAAATCCTCACTATCACCTCTTGAAACGTCCATACCCAAAATATATTTGTGATCCATTATTGGTTCTTTCCATTGCCATAATACGCCACCCATAAATTTATTTTCGGGTTCTTTTAGATCGTTGTCTTTGATGCGTTTCATTGTTTCAGGTGGGATTACGTTGTCCCCTGAACCCAAAAAGTTACATTCAAGTTCTTGTGATATTTTTCTTTTATCAAATTTTAGTTTTTTAGCCATTGCCTCAAACCAAGAACTATAAGCTTTGTATCCTGTTTCTAATTTTAGTTTAAGATCTTCAAAATCACGGTCTTTTACTTTGACTTCTGAATAGTCAAGTGTGATCTCATCGTCTTTATAATCAGATCTATTTAACATGTAATG